GCAACTTGTGTAGTATTTGTACTTGCTGCTGCTGTAGGTGCTGTTGGAACACCAGTAAGTGCTGGTGAAGCCAATGGAGCCTTAAGTGCTACATTTGAAATTGTTTCATATGTTGACGCTGCTGTTATTGAAGTAAGTTTAAGATCAAGCGCTGTTTGAGTAGCAGTTGAAATTGGTTTATTTGCATCTGTTGTATTATCTACAGAGCCAAGTCCAACCATACTTTTTGTAATACCCGATACTGTGCCAGTAAATGTTGGTGATGCAATCGGTGCTTTAAGTCCTAAGTCTGTAACTAAGTTAGTTACCTGTGATTCAGCAATAGTTAAACCTGTTTGGTCAATTCCTATTGTTGCTGAGGTAGAAGTGCCAGAGTTAGTAATTGGAGCAGTTACGGCTATTACACCTGATGGACCTGTTGCACCAGTATCACCTTTTGCTCCAGCGCTACCATTTGCACCTCGTGGAATTGTAAATTCAAGTACCGCTGCACTTGTTGTACCGCTATTAGATACAAAAGCGCTTGTTCCAGCTGCACCTGTAGTTGTAGTTCCGGCTGTAATGGTTGCGGCAGCACCATTAGTTCCATTAGTTCCAGCGGTGCCGGTATCACCTTTAATTCCTTGAATACCCTGTGGCCCTGTGGCGCCAGTATCACCTTTTACACCTTGATTGCCTTGAATACCTTGAGGTCCAGTAGCGCCAGTAGCGCCAGTAGGTCCAGCAACTGTACTTGCAGCACCTGTATCACCTTTAGCACCTGTTGCGCCAGTGGTACCAGTATCGCCTTTATCTCCTTTAGCACCAGTTGCACCAATAGGGATAGTAAAGTTTAAAACAGCAGCACTTGATGTTCCAGAATTGCTTACAGCCGCAGATGAACCAACAGCTCCAGTTGTAGTAGATCCAACGGCTAGAGTTGCTGCTGAGCCGGTAGCACCAGCAGGTAATACTAAATTTAAAGTTTGTGTTGGAGCAGTTCCCGTAATAGTTGCTGCAGCCGATGCACCACCGGTTACTGTACCAACTGATAACGTATTGGCAGGACCAGTTGCTCCCGTAGGTCCTTGGATACCTTGAATACCCTGAATACCTTGCGGCCCGGCAGCAGCAATATTAGTAATATCTGGTGAAAGAGGGTTTGGAATAAGATCAGACTCTATGTATGTAATACCAGGAGCTACGTCCGTAATAATAATTAATTCAGTACATAGTACACATGTACCGCAACTATCTACGCAACTCATTAGAAGGGTCCTATAGGATTACTAACTTCTGAGTGGGTAAATACTTTTCCATAAAGGTATGTTTTTACCATATTACTATTTGAAGTTAGCTGTAGATCGTAATAGGCAACGTTTGGAAGATTAGATGTAACTGATCCTGGAAGAGTCATTGTTAGAGTATCTACTATTCCTCCAACTACAGATGCACTTTTTACTAGAGTAAATGTACCCAAAATTACAGGGCCAACTCTGCTTGCTGGGATAGATGGTGACAAACGAATTTGAGCAAGTGGAGTATATGATGTAATATCCATAGAGAATCTAATTACCTCAATAAAGTCATCTCCAGCATAAAGTGAAAGATCCTTTGAAATAACTGGGGTACTTGGAGAAATATCCCCATAGTTTGGAAGCGATAGAGAAACTCTTTGTGGAAGAGAAGCATCATCAATTTCTTGAGGACGATAAACAGGAATGTAACGGTTACTCATACGACTAATGCGGCGTAGAGTCATTACTTCAATACGATGTAAGCCCACACCAAGCATGACGCAAAGTTCTCTGTATTGCTCTTTACGTGATTGAATCATTTCTGTAAGCTGACGATATCGCTCAGAACGTGGTATAGATACTCCATCTGGAGAGATGATATCAATATCAAATGCTGCATCATTAGCTAATGTATAAAGAGCCATGGTTGAAGATAAAAGAACTAATGGGTATTCTTCAATACCGGGCAATCTATTTAAAGTAGTAAGTGAGCTGCCGTTAGTATCCGATTCATTACGAGTATGTTCTAAGAAAGCGGTGTTAATATAATAGTAAATTTCAGAATCTGTAAAGTAACGGTAGGCTGTACCTGAGATAGTAAGGACCGCATTGTTTGCTGGAGCCACTGCCAAGGTTAGAATACCTATGCCCTCTTCTATAACTGTTGTAGAAGAGACGTTTGTAGAATCAACTTTAATAACTAGGCTACTGCCTAAAACTGGAGCTTGACTGAGTTGAAATCTAGTTGTTAATCCATCGCCTGTGTAAGTGTCTACAAAAGAACGTGGGGTGTCGCCAATTTCTGATCGCAATCTACTAGCGAGTTGTGCTAAAGTGGCCACTGATCCTCCAGTTAAATGTTGTGTTAAGTATCTATCAAAACTTATAATAAATCTGCATAAAAAAGGCCCCACTCCTACAGGAGGGCGGTTGTAGGAGTGGGACTGTTAGACCTCGTACGAATTACAAACGATCGTACAAGTAACCTTTTTCTTTGAGGTGGTTTGCTACAGCTTGTGTAACCTTGTACTTCTTGCCCGCTTGGAAAGAGTAATGGTTGCCTGCTCCTATTGTCATCATTTCAAGGTCTTCTGCAACACGTACGACAATTGAGTCGTCTGCGAGGCTTACGCCGAGATCTTCAACCTCATCAATTACAGTTGGTACAGAAGTTGTAAGATCTACAATCTCTGTAGCATCACGGTAATCTTTTGCCGCTGTTGCCATAGACATTTCGCCTGCACGAGCTGCTAGAGCTTCTGCGTTGGCCTTGATTTGTGCTTCACGTTCACGTCCTGTGACGTCTGTTACTTTTGCTTTTGCCACGATGTGTATTCTCCTGTTAGTTAGTTGTTAAGGTATTTTATTGCGGCTTTTAAGACCTCAATATTGTCCTTGGCAAAGCCAAGAACCTGGTTACAGCTTCTGCAAAGAAGTCCTCTTATACATTTACCGCAAGAACGCAGTTGCTCATTACAGCAAGTGTGGTCATGATCAATGTGGGGCGAGGAGACCTCATCCCAGAACTTACCTTTGCATATAGCACATTTGCCATCCTGTGAAGAAAGTAGTTCATCAAACTGTTCTACGGAGATACCGTAACGCTTGACGTTCTGCGTCTTATTGTTTAGACGTTCACACGCCCTACAATGTCTAGCAAATCTGCCATTCGGCTTCTTATATTTAATTGTGTTTTCCTCATCATACGGATGACCTTTGAGACATTTGGTCTTGATGGCGTTTAAACCACCAGCACCTATACCTTTAGCTGGTCTACGTATTTTCATAGTTAGTCTTCGACAAGTTTTACATTGTCTATAACCCTGTGGAGTTACGTAAGTGTTTTCATCTGTATAACTATGTCCTTGCGGACACTTGGTGCGTTTAATTCTTAGCATTGTGTAAGACTCCCTTAGTAGACCTTGATGGCCTACTAAGAGAATCTTATCACAGATTAGCTAGTTTGTTTCCGCAATTACTACAGATTGATCAGTGATTAGACCAAGACCATAGATTGCGTACCATGCAAGAGCGTGCTCACGACCGAAGTCAAGAATACCGCCGTCACGAAGCTCAACTGGAAGTGAGATAGCGTGACCGAATGCGTTGTCTCCAATAAAGATAGCTGAGTAGCGGTCGTTAGATCCGTTACCTGTCTTTGTTGAAGGAGTTGTGTATCCTCCACCAGTTGGGTAAACGATAGAAGCTGGATCAACAGCTGTATCTGTGGTGTAGTTTGCACCAGCACCGTTTGTTACCTTCTGGATCTGAGTTGTTTCGATGAATACTGTGTCGTATAGACGACCAATTTCACCTAGCATGAAGTTACCTGGAGCTGCGTACTTTGTTACTTCGATGAACTCTGGGTTGTCACGAAGCTTACGGCTCTGGTGTGGGTGCACGAATGCAACATAGGTCTCACCGAGGCGAGGAATGTTCTTGGTTGCAAGTGTTTCTACTGCATCCTTAACAGTCTTTGGTGTCAAGTTGAATGCACCAGTCATTGAAGCACGTGTTGTGCCTTTTGTACCGTCTGCATACCAGTTGTTGACAGCTGATAGGTTTGAACGATCTTCACCGTAAACGACTGAAGATGCAGCCATAAGTGTGTCACGAGCCTGGCCATCAAGGTAGAGAGCCATGTTACGTCCAAGAAGACGTGAAGCTGATGCCATAACGTCATCGAATGATGCGTTAAGTAGGAGCTCTGATACTGCGATAGCATAACCATGCTCTGCAACTGTGATTGAGAACTGTTGCGCTGTCAATGCATTTGTTGACATACGTACGCCTTCAACCAATGGAGCTGCGAAGCCTAGGTTGTTATAACGCATGAAGTTGATCTGGAGACCTGGTGCGACGCCTAGTTCTGTCTTCTTAACAGCAAACTGTTCGAAGCGAAGGATAGGCATTGACTGGAAAAGAATTTCCTTTGACCAGATGGTCTGAATTGCTTGTGTAAGCTGGCTATTTGAGCCAGAGTACGCTGTAGGTGCTGCGGCTAAATTGCCGGTACCTGTTACGGCTGATGCCATGTCGGTGTTACTCCTTATTCATATATGTGAGGTTGATTTTTAAAAGGTAATTGCTTACCCGAATATTCCCTTGTTTTGATTGTTTGCTCCTGGGAACAAACGATCTCTGTGCTTTGCGTATTCAGTAACCGACATTGCGGCAATTTGATCCGCGGTGAACTGTTGTTGTCCCGAGTTGTTTTCCATTGTTGGGGGCAAAGTAGTACTTGTGCCCTTCATATCACGACGAGCAGTCTGCATAGCCTGCTGCGCCGATTCCAGGATCTTAGCCGAACGTTCTCTAAGTCCAGTAATACTATTTTCTATCTCGTCTGCACTATTTCCTGAGATTAGATCTACAAGCTCAGGCATAATATTGTCTTGCTCTTCAGCAAGGCGACGATTACGGTAAGCGGTAAGTTCTGCATACTGACGCTCACGCTCTAGAAGTGCATCTTTACGAGCACCTTCTTGACGAATTTCTTCGAGTTGAGCTGCCCATTCTTGTTCCTTCTTTTCAAGAAGTGAACGGACATCCATTTCAGATTCAGCTAACTTACGTGCTGCTTCTTCTTTCTCTTTCGCAATAGCTGCGGCTTCTGCAAGCTGCGCTTCACGATCTTTCTTAAGTAGATTAATTTCTTC